TCGCCAGGAGGAAATGCACATCTGCAGTTGTCGCTCGTCTTCAAGAGGCTGGAGCGTTCTCGGAGATAGGGCATCCTGGTGATGAGCGTAAGGCGTATGAACTGCTCGGCATCGTAGACCTAGATGAGCTAGACATCCCCTTCGAAACCGTCGGTATCGGTGATATCGATGGGGCTGGGATTGTGAAAGCGATCGTCAAAGAAGTGAAGAAGTATTCGGACAACACCAGGATAACCATAGAAGATCAGTCTGGGTCGATGACGGTATATGTCGACTCCGGTGTCGTCGATGAGGATGCGGTCATCATCGGCTTGGTTTGCGGAAACAGGCTGGCCGGCTTCACTTATCTTGCTGACTACCAACAGAGGAAACGGGCCGGGCTGCCCCTCACTCCATTCGAACGGCTCTGTGAGGGAGATATCTTCTCAGAGGACGAGAAAGAGTTGTATAATCACGGTATCGGAAAACTCACCGACGCAAAGGCACTGGTCGCACCCCTGTCGGTGAGGACATTCAAAACCAGGAAGGGTGAGTACATGGCCAGGGCCATAGTGACCGATGGGGAAAACGTAGAAGATATAGTGATATTTCCAAGCCAATACAAGAAGGTAGCCGCTTGGCTACAGCCGTATACGAAGATATGCATCAAGACAACCAGAACGGATAGCGGAGATCTCACCCTTGCCGATGATGGCCTCATCCTGGCCTCCAGGATTCTAGAGCTGAAGAGGGGGCAGGATGGGCGAACTTAGCTTGGAAGAACTCATCAACCAGGTCAACGAGATAAACAGGAAGTTCGGCCAGAAAGTCATCGGTACCGGATCTGAATACAGCATACCAGCAAGAGTGCCAACGGGTTCGCTATCCTTGGACCATGCGTTGGGTGGCGGGTGGCCGGCTGGTCGATTCGTAATGCTTTGGGGGAATAGGTCTAGCGGGAAAAGCACACTCTGTTTGCGCAGCATAGCTGAAGCCCAGAGGGCCGGGATGAGGCGATGCCTCTATATCGATGCAGAGAAAGGGTATGACGCCACTTGGGCGGAGAAGAATGGTGTCGATACAGAGTCGTTGTTGGTGATGAGGAAGAACAATCTCGACGACATCCTGTCCGCCACGAAAGATCTACTACAGAACAACATGGTCGATGTCATAGCACTGGATTCGATAAATACCATAAATTCACCGAAGTTCTTCGAAGAAGAGAACAACTCTATAGGCCAGAACGCACGGGCTGTTGGTGAACTCCTTTCGAAGTGGAACGCCTGGAACCAGGATGCGCTGATAATCCTCATATCCCAGGCCAGGAACAAATTCGCCGGAACGATGGTGTTCGCTGATCATGGAGGAGGGCTTGCGGCAGAGCACTTCCCATCCGTCATCGTGAAACTATTCTCAGGTAAAGACAAAACGTCATTCCTATACGAGAAGAAGAATGTCGGGGGCAGGGTCATAGAAGTTAAGATAGGCCAGATGATCAAATGGGAGATAACGAAGTCGAAGGTATCGAACCCATTCTTGTCTGGACAGTTCCCTCTGTATGCAGATGGTAGACGCGATGACTCTATCGAACTCATCGACTTGGCCTTGAAATGCGGTGTGGTTGAAAGGGCTGGTAGTTGGTTCAAGATCGGTGACGAGAAGTTCCATGGCGAAAACGATCTGAGGAAGTTCATACAGGAGAACCAATCAGTATCTGAAGAGATCAAAAAGAAGGTGTTCGATGTTGAAGTTCCTCAAGAAGAAGATTGAGCAAGAAGAGCCTGAGGAGCAGAAACTACAGGTGCGCAATAAGTTCCAAGCTACTATCCAGTGCGACGGTTGTGAGTATTGGGGCAAGATGGAGGGTGGGGTTCTTGTGGATGACCCTCAAACCGCAGTGTTCATATGCCCCGAATGCGAATCGCTGAAGAAAGTGAAGTGGTTTTAGTGAGCGAGGCATCGGTAGCGAAGAAGATTGGGGCCAAAAAGGTCAAGAACTCGGGGCGCGGCTTGAGGAAGGGCGACATGATCAAAGGCAGGGTCGTCTTCGACCTCAAAGAGGTCGAGAGGTCTTTCTCACTGAATAAGTCTGTATGGGCCAAGGTATGTACTGATGCATCCACGTATGGATGGGAATACGTCCCGGTTTTATTGGTCGAGTTCAAAGATGGGATGAGACTGGTAGTGATGGATTACGATGATTGGGAGGAAGGATGGCAGATCCGAGGTATCTCGTGAAGAAGGCGGTCGAGCGTCTCGATGCGGTTATCGACTCGCCGATGGTGCCAAAAGAAGAGTTGGTACCCATGATGAATGAGCTGGCGGCGATAGTAGGGCACCTCTACTTGGCGGCCCATGATGCAGAGAACAAGGAGGAGGCTAGGAAGATAAAGGATCTCATCAAGGGATTAGAGGGGCTTATAGGAACGCTGAAGTATCAGTACAGGTCATACACAGATTTCAAAAACTACTGGGCCGGGGAGGCAGAGTGATATTCCTGTGGGTTCTGGTATCTCCGGAAGGGGTTAGGTGCTTCCTGTCAGAAAGCATAGCTATTCATGAGATGAATAATTATGCAGAAAAGCACGGATATGTAGTTTACTCCTCAGGCAGGGAAGATTACCTATACGCCGGACCAGAACCGGGAGAAGAAATCGCGACCCTAAACTACGTGAAAGTAGAGATGTGATATGTCGCTAGAAAGAATCCTAAAAAGGCACGATAAGAGATTCGTAACCCATAAGTCAGACAAAGTCAGAACAGCTCCGCCAGGGGGTACGGCTGATAGCTTGAAGAAGTCGATCGACTCGTATCTGCTCGAGAGGAATGCTCCTGTCTTCAAGAAACTGAATGGGTTCCACCCTTCTTACAACCAGGTATGCCCAAGATGGTGGTATCTGATGTTCAAGGGGGTCGAAGTGACTCCCAAGATTGATGCGAGGTTGTACCGGATCTTCGATAATGGCCATCTCATGCATGAGCGTATATGCGGTTACCTCAAAGAGATGGGGATATTGGTTGACAGGGAGATACCGATAAAACTGGACACCCCTGTGCCGATAGTTGGGACTGCAGACGGGGTGATCGATTGGGACGGATATAAACTCATCGAGTTGAAAAGTATATCCCCAGAGGGTTTCCAGTTCAGGAAATACTACAACAAGCCCAAGCCCGAGCATAACGCACAAGCTCAGGTATATCTCCGAGCACTAAAGCTCGAGAATGGGTTCGTCATCTACGAATCGAAGGGGAGTCAGGAACTCCTGATATTCGAGATCGAGCGCGATGATTCTGAGTTCGAAAAAAGGGCTAAGGTTTGGTCTAAAGCGTATGACTATATCCAGAGGGATGTCTTGCCTTCTCGGCCGTACAAACGGGATTCGTCTCATTGCTCAGCGTGCGATCTTGAGAAATACTGCTGGGAGGTGTTGCCAGATAGCGACCAGAAAGATAGTCATACGTGATGAGATTATCACTTGCGCATTACCAGAGTGTGGAAAGAAGTTCAAGAAACGTTCACATAACAGCAAATACTGTTCTCAGGAATGTTGTCGAGTTGCAACCAACAGGAAGATCCTGCAGAGATATCACGAGAACAAGAAACGCCCGAAACCTGGTCGGACATGCAAAACCGATGGGTGCGGGACCATCCTATCTGTTTACAACAAAAGCGAGTACTGCTACAGATGCGCTGAGGATATAGGGTTGTTATGAGTGCTGAAGATGAGGTGGAGAAGATCTTAGCGATGCGGGTCTTCGTCCGCACCATCATGAGGATGCGCTTCGGGTCGCACTCCTTCCGTTTCGATGATTGGTGGTGCGATCTTTGCAAGATAACCATCGGTGCATCTTCGGTTAGGGGAGACAGCATGAAGTACTATAGGAAAGTGATATGCCACTACAAATACGTCCATAATGAGCAGTTCGCTTTGGCCCTCTTGGTGAACGCATGAAGAAAGCGGTTCAATCAGTGGCGAAGAGGTACGACAGGGTCATCGGTATCGATGTCTCGACGAAACTCATAGCTGTTACTGTAGTTGATCGTGGTGAACCACTTGCTCTCGTGTCCGTTGGTCTCCCACGGGGAGATATCAATTTGAGACTTTCATATGCCAGGAAATGGTTCTCGATCGTCCTCGATGTGTATAAGCCTGGCGCTTGCTACATCGAGGCACCGATATTGGTACAGAACCCGCTCGCTACGAAGCATCTTGCCTACATGGTCGGCATCCTCTTCGGTGAATGCCTCGAACGAGGCATAGAAACAGCAGACGTGCCCCCTATGGAGTGGAAAAGCCATATCGGGTATCGGGCTATATCGAAGCAAGAGCGTGAGAGGGTGCTGTCGGAATATGGAGAGACTGAGGGACGGAAGGAGTTGCGCAAGATCAGGAAAGCGCAGGTGCAGGAGAAACTGAAGGATAGGTATCCGATGTTCGCTAAACAGCTCGAATCGGACGACTTGGCCGATGCTCTAGGTATCGCATTGTACTGTTGGGAGAAACTAGGCAAACACAACTAGTCAAAAAATGGGGAATGGACTAAAATGGAGGACGTGGAGCACAAGGTGCCAGACGAGGTAACGGTCCCGAACAGCATAAAGATCGGGCCGTATAGGTATCAAGTTAAGGTGACTTCGCTCGACCCATTCGGTGCTGGGGACATCAACTACGGGATCACGCAGCGAGAACACCAGGTAATCCTGCTTGAAGAAGAACAGGCTGATGACGCCATGGCTGACTCGCTGCTGCATGAGGTGTTGCATGCGATCATATTCGTATCTGGTTATAACGAGATGAACAATGATGAAGAGGAGGATCTGGTAGCACGCATATCACCATTCCTCCTCAGTGTTATCAGGGATAATAGGGCATTTATAAGGTTCCTGATGGGTAGGTGATTCCAACTTGAAGATTTATGAGGACAGAGATTGGCTGTTTGAACAATACGTGAAGCAAGGTAGGACGGCGAAAGATATAGCCGATGATGTAGGCGTCACAGAGATGACGATATATAACTGGCTCAAGAAGTTCGATCTTTTGAGATACAAAGGAAAAGGAAGAAGTCTCGGCCGAAGAGTAATCAAAAGGGATTGGTAAACAAGGCATTCCTGAGGGGGTGCCGACTTGGAAACTCTCATTTCGGATGTGATGGGAAACGAGATTCGGACATAGGAAGCAGATCGAGGATAGGATTTTGAGATTCATACCATGGTCACAGGTTTACGTTGAGCCGTTAGGCGGTGTTGATTCATTGTTCTTCCGGATGAAGCCGCGCCCAGTTGAGGTGTTCAACGACGTAGACGGGTGGCTCATAGATTTGGTTCGATTGTTGCAAGATCCCGAGTCAGAGGTGGTCTTCCGTCAGCACTTGATCTCTGGCGGATACGATACCCATGACCTCGACATCAATCGGTCACTTGAGATATTCAGGTTCCAAACTGGTGGAGTATCGTTGCCATCATTCGATGACGATTGGCGAAGGGTCTACGCATTAGATAGAACTACTGTTGCTTCTATCGAGATGTTTAGCAGATGGTTTGACATCATCTCTCACGTACAGGTTGATTCTCGTCCAATACTTGATGTTATTGCTTATTGGGATGGTGATGATACGACTCAGTACGTAAATATACCATGCGGTAGAACCTGCGATGAGTATCTGTTGAGAGCCATCATGTCGTGCGATGGCAAGATTGTTATGTCGACTTGTTGTGATGGCAACGATTACGAAGACCTCTTAAGTGCTGGCTGGGTGAAGGTCAGCCTTAACGAGCAGGTGAACATCTACCGCAATCCGAGGGCTGTTGAAGATGGTTGATGTGAATGCCGCATTCGGATCGAAATGGTTCAAAGAGCAGAGATTGCCCGGCCCTGTCCTATGGTACGGCGGGAAAGGCTCCTGGAACTTGCCAAGGATATTGAAGGTTCTCCCCATCACCAGCACATATGTTGAGCCTTACGGCGGCGCAGCATCGGTGCTCCTTTCTAAGGATCGCTCAGACCTTGAAGTCTATAGCGATCTCGACTGGCGGATAGTGAACTTGCTCAAGACCATCCAGGACCCGGATCGTTTCAGGCTCCTATACCATAGGGTTTTCTATACCCTCTATTCGAGGAGCGAGTTCGTCCGTGGTCTGGAGGTCATGAAAGACCCATCGGCAAGTGATGATGATAAGGCATGGGCTTTCTTCGTAATCCAGAACCAGGGGTATGGGGGAATATCGCACCTACCGGGCCATTGGGGGCGCGCCTTCACGGATGACAAAGGTGTAGCGAAGAAGGTAAGGACGTACACCATACGGATAGACAGACTCCCTCGTCAGCATGAGAGGTTGCAGGGGGTCGAGATTTTGAACAGGGACGCCATCGAGGTGATGCTCGAATACGATAGTGATGATACGACCGTATTCCTGGACCCTCCATATGTCCCAGATACGCGAGTTAATAAAAAAGTCTATCATATAGACCAACCAATAGAACACCACGAACTCCTGGTGGACACCATATTGAAACTCAGGTCGGCCGTCGTGCTCATCGGGTATGAGCATCCCGTCTATACCCCACTTGAAGATGCTGGGTGGGAGAAGATACCATTCAAGTCTTATGCGAGTGCAGCGGCGAGGAACCGTGGGACGAAAACAGTTGGCAAGGGTGCTCTGCTCAAGCATGCTTCTCGGATAGAGACGATATGGAGGAACCCGAGGGCTGTAGAGTTGAAGCCATTGACATAACCACACTTCATATGGGAATATTCAAACGATGGGTGCCAAATCTTCTCTCGATAAGATGAACGACTTCGAAAGGGCCGAGAAGGTCTACATGATCGCCAGGCTCTACATGCAGGGCAAACCGAAGGTGTCGATAGCAAAGGAACTTGATATCCCACTTAGCACCGTGGAGAAGGCCATCAAAGAGTGGGATGAATACATATCGATGCGCGCAGAAGCCGACCCCGACATCATGGAGAAGTTCACCGAGAACGTCTTCAGGTTCGATGAAGAGATAAGGATGATCAATGAGCAGGCATGGGAAGTCGTGAGGTTGGCCGAAGAGAATGGCGCCATGTCAACGAAACTACAGGCTCTTCGTTTGGCGAAAGACCTCATGGAGACCAAGGCTCGGCTCTTCCAGCTTATGTCCCCGCGACTCGAATCCGGGTACATCGAGCGGACCAAGAAAGTTGAGCGCGTTAACTCAATTTTGTCGGAGATAATCAGGACTACCATAAGTAACTGCCCCAGATGCTCTGACCTCGCTTGGTCGCAGTTGCAGGATGCCTGGCGTAACCAACCAGAGCTTAGTGATGGAGAAACGCTAGACAGATGACCATGCGTAGATTCGGCGGGAACATAACGCTTGAAGACTTCAGGTCTTTGCTCCAGAAGGAGGAGTTCGAGGAAGAGCCGGTCGATCTGCATAGGTTCGTGACGGACCCGTATTTTTTAGGGCTTAAACCACTGTCTCCTGTACAGGAGCAGATCGCGTCGAAGATGACCCAGATCTTCCTCCCCCACACACTAGAGAAGATGCATGGGAAGAAGGAAGCGCAACAGATCTGGGAGTCCACGGTAAATGAGGTTATATGTCAGATCGGCAAAGGTGGGGGGAAAGATTGGTGCTTCGCGTATGAAACCGAAATAATCACCAAAGACGGGATAAGGAAGATCGGGGATGTGGCGAACACCGTTCAGACGCTGCTGACTTCGCAGGGATGGAAAGAAGCTAAGGTCCTCGAGACGAGTGTGCTTCCGATATGGAAGTTGGTTGTGAAACGGGGCGACGAAACGAAAGAGATCCACACGACCAGATATCACAGATGGTTTGCGACTAAGACCTTAGATAGGGCCAAGAGGAAGTTCGAAGAGACTTACACTTGCGACTTGGTGCCGGGTAGTTGGTTACAGGTTAACTATGAGCATCGCGATATCCATCCTGGCCCAGAGGCTCACTGGAAGGTGGTATCGGTCGAGGAAACGGATAGGGTTGAACAAACATATTGCCCGGACGTTCCAGAGATACATAACTTCACCTTAGAGGGCAATATATTGACCGGCAATACCCTTCGTATAGCGTTCGCCAGGATCATCTATCTGATGCATTGCTTAAGGGACCCACTTGACTATTACGGTATCGGTCATGGGGAGTACATCGACCTCCTGAACATCGCTCTGAACTCCGAGCAGGCACAACGGGTATTCTTCGACCCATTGAAGAACTTGCTCATCGCCAGCCCGTATTTCCAGAAGAAGGGGTTCATCCCGATGAGCAAGAAGATCGAGTTCATGGAGCGACCCATCAGGTGTTTCTCTGGCCACTCTGAGGCTGAGGGGTGGGAGGGGTATAACCTGATTGCGGTTACGTTGGACGAGATCTCCGCATTCAAAACTCAGGATGACTCTTCCCACACCCAAGAATCCGTGAAGTTTTCTGCTAAGGCCATCTACGACATGGCGAGGCTGTCGGTCATCTCGCGTTTCCCCCAGGTCGGAAAGGTTGCGCTGCTTTCGTTCCCGAGGTATGAGAACGACTTCATCCAGCAACGGTACGATGGGGTGATAGAGAGGAAGATCACGAGGAAGGTGACGAAGGATCTCGGCCCGATAACGGTATGGTGGGAAGATGATGAGATCCTCGAGTATCGAGAACCGAGGGTATGGGCTATAAAGTGCCCCACTTTCGTATCCAATCCCACCAAGAAACCAGAAGATTTCACCTCCGACTTCATACGTGACCCGGTGAATGCGAACGCACGCATCCTTTGCCGGCCACCGAAGATGGCGGAAGCGTATTTCCGCGATCCATATAGGGTCATGGCCTGCTTCCATAAACACGATGAATCTTGTACGGATAAGTATTGCGTTCGGTCGCCGTTCGACGAGGAAGGGCGTCTGCCTCCTATGTTCCGGGATAAAGATGACAGCGCAGCACCGAGGTTCATCCATATCGACCTCGGCCTTAACCGCGACAGGTCTGCGCTGTGTATGGTTCACTGTGAAGGATTCATGAAAAGTGAAACGGATGGGCAGATAATGCCTGTGATACGGATGGACCTCATCAAGTATTGGGAAGCCCCTCCGAACGGCGAGATAGACTTCAATGACGTTCGCAGATTCGTGTTCATGCTGAACGACAGGTTCAATGTGGCGATGGTGACGATGGACAGGTGGCAGAGCGTCGATACGAAGAACATCTTCATGAACAAAGGCATCTACACGGAGTTCATGGTGGTGAAGAAAGACCACTACGATACGCTTTCCACCTCCATCTATGATGGGCGTCTTCGTGCGTATTACCATCCCATCCTCGTCGATCAGGAACTCCTGAAGTTGCAGCTCATCAGGGGGAACAAGGTCGATCACCCAAGGAAGGGGTTCAAGGACGGAGCCGACTCCTTAGCTGGCGCTGTATATACCTGCACTGTGAATACTCCGGTCGAGGAGGTCATCGATATCGACATCCTCGGTACTACGCAATCTGTCAAACGCGACGAAGAGGAGAAGGAGAAGCGAGAGGAACACGTCCAGGAGAAAGAGATGCCGGATGACATAGAAGAGTATCTCGGCGGGATGGGGTTAATCTGAATTGGCACCGAAGTGGATGGAGAAAGCATTATGCGCTGAACTTGACATACCGCTGAATCACTTCTTCGATGATTACCTCAGATCATTGGAGGTGTTCAATCAGGTAAACGACTTATGTATGGAGTGTCAGGTTAGGGATATATGTTTCCGTTATGGAGAAACGACGAAATCGACCGGCGTTTGGGGGGGTAAGTGGCTCTCGTTCGGCCAGGTGGTACAAGTAGAACTCGATTATGGAGATGGAGATGCCGAAGAAAAATAAAGGAACCGTATTGATGTGTCCGAAGTGCGGCGGTACCGTTACGATGTACATCAGGCACAAAGGGGCCTGGTGTTCACGTCCTGGTTGTGTAGATCGTAAGGGGTACATGCAGCCGATGGTAGAAGTCGAGAAGAAACCCAGTGGGAAGAAAGATGATGCTGTAGGAGAGCTTGGTTTATCCGGGTATCTGAAGTCGTATCCCAAGGATGGGGGTAAGGAGGGGTAATGACGATGTACGAGTACCTTGAGTACACCGGGTCATCCGGCACGAATACGTATTACAACTACCCGTATTACAGATACATATCTGATGACAACTCTACATATCCGTACACATCAACTCCAACATACCCGCCTCAGAATACGTATTCGTATTCCGAATATTCGAGGGTGCTGCAGAAACTCCAAGAGGTGTTGAGTAGGCTGGATATCCTCGAGAAGTCGTTCATCGACATGTCCAGACTGATCTGGGACATGGCTTCGGAGGATTGCATATCAGGTGGTGATTGTGGAAGTTGTCTTCCGTGTCGGGCTCGTGAGGCTATGTCTGACGTGGTTTTCGCTAAGATGATCGATGGGCTGAAAAGTTGACAAAAAATCTTTGTCATAGATAATATCTCTTGATGATATGGCCAGAACGAGATGCTATATGTGCGGAGAAGTTAAGTTCAACGCCTACTTCTACCGCCGTAAAGATAGGAAGGCCGTTCATCAACCATGTCGTTCATGCGCTAAAAAGATTGCAAGGGAACGATATTGGAAAAAGAAAGGGGGAGGTGAAGATATAGATGGCTAACGTAGTTGCATTCAACGCCCAGGAGGCCGGCGATGTCCTGTGGTGGAGACCACTTGGTTCCGATACCGCTGTCGTATATAAGTACGTGTGCCCGGTAGACTCTCACAAGGTTCTCGCTGCGGTACGACTCGGTTACAACTCTTCCGGTACTCAGGTCGATACCGCGAAGTGCCCTGTCCATGACGTTGCCCTCACCGGGGAGACGGCGGTCGCCCTGTAACCTTCGATAGCGCCAGATCGGTTACGGCGAGGCATACCTCTTTATATGGGGTAGCCTCGCCGCCGATTTTAATAACGAGATTAAGTTCGCCAAATGGTCTTGATTGCTTGCTATGATGGGTGGTGTGTTGGATGCCATGAAAGGAGGAAGGGTGCCAGAGCAAGATATCATCCCTATCGATCCGGAGCATCTACCGGACCGGAAGACCAGGCGGCGTAGGTCAGCTCAGGTGGAGCGGCTAGTGAAGATCCTCGTCGATTCTGCCGATAGTGGGTCATGGTATTGCGTGCCAGAAGTTGCACCCGAGAAGAAATCTGCCTGGATGGGTAAGATTGGCTACGCAGCGAAGATTGCCGGTAGAGAGGTTGAATCGTTCTACGTACATCCAGACAACGCTGGCAAATATACCCCTGGTCTGTACTTCAGGGGGCATCATGTGGGGGATGCTCCTCCGCGTGGTCGCCGCAAGAAGGTTTCAGAGTTCGAATTTTTCAGAGGTTGATCTATGTCTGTATATAGAGGACCAGCAGTCATCTACGAAGGTCAAGGGCTCCCCCCTTCTAGGGCACATGAAGGGATGCGGTGGGTGCTCGTATTGAATAGGTACGAGCGCGATAACCTCCTTTGGCTCCTGAACCTACTCGGGTATGGGAAAGCCGGTGTTGAACCGTTCACGATAGCGAACACAGGGGATTGGGTCGGCGAGATTGCGATGATGCTGGCTGATCCTGACGACTATTCACTAGACGCAGAGGAGAGCGGTAAACCTAACCTCCGTACAGAAAGGGTTGTTAATCTGTTAGATAGCTGGGTTGCCAGGAAAGTTAGAGAGAAGTTTTCAGAGATTGATAGGAGTTATCATGACCGAGAAGAAGTTCAGCAACCTGATCGTCAAGAATCCTCCAAGGGGGATTCCCGAGCTACATAAGGCCATCATCGATGAGTACTTCTCTGATGCGTACGCATCGATGGGCGATATAGCAAAGAAATATGGCGTTAGTCGTCAGCGTATCCAGCAGATCATCAGTAAGTACGGATATACAGGAAAGAGGTATATCCCGTCTAAGTCTTATCGGAAGCAGCTGCCATATAAGGATAAGATCATCGAGATGGGCAAGCAGGGCGCTTCGATAAGGAAGATTGCCAAAGATACAGGAGCGACGACAAGCTTCGTCATCAAGATCCTTCATGAGAACGGCATCTTCGCTCCTGGATGGGCGGGGAGGAAAGAGAAGACTAGGAAGCGGTACGAGGAGATGTACCTTTATGCCAAGCAGAACCCGAATGAGCCGCTCCATAAAATCGCACAGAAGTTCGGTGTGTCTTACCAGACGGTAGTTCGTGCTCTACGCATGCATGGGTACTATAGGATGAAGGTTAGAGGATGATAATGAGATATGTATCCTAGGAGGCTTTACAGGAGAACGAAGTCTGGGCGGGCGTTGAAATACCCGGAGAACACCATCACATCTTGCCGTTGGTGTGGAACCTATTTCATCGAATACCCGCATAAGAAGGACTATTGCTCGAAGAAATGTAAATCTTTAGTTGATAACATGGGAGAGATAAGTCACCTGTTGGTGAGGAAGAAGAAGAGGAAGTAGAGAATGATCAAGTTCCCTGAAGTCCATGTCCGGCTGTCTGGACGGGATGGGAATGCCTTCTCCATCCTCAGTCGTGTTCAGCGCGAGATGCGCAGGGCCGGTATCCCGGAGGAGGTGATCGAACGATTCGTCGATGAGGCAACCTCTGGCGACTATAATCATCTTGTCGCTACGTGCATGAGATGGGTTGATGTCGAGTAGGGTTATCGGTGGTAGACAGGCTTTGTCGTGTGATGTATCCTGTTGGCAAGGGTTGAGAGGAAAGGAGCGGTGAGATGGCGAAGGCCAAGATTCGCAAGGTGCCAGATCTGGCGAACGATTACTTGAAGTGCCGTATGGTCGGTCATGCTTGGGAGCCCGTTTCCGTCTACGTCGAGAGGGACGGTGGGCGCAAGTACTTCCGTGCCGAGTGGCGGTGCCTTCGTTGCGATACCCTTAGGAAGGATAGCGTCGCCAATAACGGGGATATCGACAACCGGGGCTACTCCTATGCTTCCGGTTATTGCCTGAAGGACATCGAGAACCTTGGCGGCAGGCTGGCCGTGAACAAGGCCGTTCGGATTGTCCTGCTTCAGAGGTTGGTTGCCGAAGCAAACAGGCTGTCGTCTGGAGGTGATGAGCGATGAGGACGCGCACTATCGAGATCCCGCTCTGCGATGTTTGCCCTAACGACGGTATCGTTCTGAGGGTTGTCGCGGTAGCTTCACCGGACATCGAGCCTTTCACTATCGTTCGTTGTCAGAAGCATATCCAGCGGCTCCGTATCGAATCAGAGGCCGAGCAGGTCATTACCGGTAACGGCAATGGTAAGGACAGGGCGTGGCGACGCGAGCAGCTCATGAAGCTCATTAAGGCTAATCCCGGTCTGCACCCTCGTGAGTACGCCGAGCTTACCGGGGCTACCGGTGCGGCCATCTCCGCCGCAGGGAAGCGCTTGCGGGATATGGGGTTGATCCGTATCGAGGGGTCAAGGACTTCTTCAAGGTACTATCCGGTTGATGAGAAGAATGGATGAATCTCCCCGCCTTTCACGAGCAGAAATCCTCAACTTCTTGGTGAAGTATGAAGGTGAATTCCAATTCCTGAAAGACCTTAAGTGGCATGTTGAGCATGGGTTCGAACTAACCCGTCGGCAACTTAGAGCTGCTGAGAAGTGCATCAATCTCGAAAACCAGTGGAGGAATCAGGAAGAAGGCGACGGAAAAGGCGAGTACGCCGACATAGACGAGGGCATCTATAGGATGCCCGATGGAAGTATATTCAAGGTTCAGAAGAACCGCAAGAATGATAAGGTTTATGCGAAGAGACTAATCTTGAACTATGATGGCAATAAAGCTCGCTTCCGATACGAAAGGGGAGCGGTCCTTCATCTGAAGCCAGAATATAAGATGTCATTGGAGGAAGCAAAGGAGTGGGGTATCCTGTATGGCACCTGTTGCGTATGTGGCGCCACTCTGAGCGACGAGAAGAGCGTTAAAGATGGTATCGGCCCGCAATGCGCCAAACGGGTTATGTGGTCTTTGGGCAATATTGGGAGTCGATAATATATGACTGTGCGAGTAGATGAATTCAAGATGAATCAGGAGTTGCACAAGGATGATCGGTTCGTCCTTTATGGCCCTATGTGGCAAGGTGAGTGCAACTGGTGTCACGAGATGAGTGACCCATTCGATTGTCCAGAAGATGTTAAGCATTGGCAGAACGAACATCGTTGCAGTGTAACCGTTCTCCTCGAAGATATGCAGTCAGGATTGGATTGCTGATGGGTAATCTTGGCAAGAAGCATACGGAAGCCGAGGCCGAGAATGAAGTGATCGAGGGCCTGGAGGGCTCGGACATAACGTTTAGGCGGACCTCCACAGGGGTTCCATGGGATGTAGAACGGAACAGGTATCCAGACCGCGACGAGAGTGGTGATAAGTGGATGTTCATCTTGGCGACTCGGCCCGATCATGGACGCTGGCTCGTCACGATGAGTCTTGAGGATTTCGCTTGGCTGCTCCGCCATCTTAAGGATGATGCGTTTTACTCAGTCAACCCTAAGATTGGCGTTAAGCGATACGCAAGGTTCTCTTTGCATCGGATTTGGGAAGCGATGATCGCAAAGATTTACAAACAACTAGGGAGGCAATCAACGGGTGCTCTATATCGACAATGTATTCTGTAAGTCCAGCGAGTCTATGGCGGAGATCCCGGACGGCGTAGTCGCCCTTACGGTCACCTCTCCGCCCTACTGGAACGCGATCGATTACGACGTACATGCGTCAGATCCGACTCTCAACTACAGGACGCGTAGTTACTCCGCTGGTTTCAAACGATATGAAGAATATCTCGAGTGGTTCTCGTGCATCTCTGATGAAGTGCTTCGGGTCACAAAACCAGGTGGCTTCTATGCGGTCGTGGTCGGAACCGTCCTCTTGGAGGGAACGCACTACCCGGCTCCTTTCGATATCACATCCATACTTTGGCGTAAGGGCTGGGAGTTTCGTCAAGACATAATCTGGCATAAAGTGACTGGAGGCGTTAAGCGCGCCGGCGTCTTCCTCCAGAAACCATATCCCGGGTACTTCTACCCCAATATCATGACCGAGTACATCTTGGTTTTCCGAAAGCCAGGACCTCAGATATATGAGATGCGAACTAGCATAGATAAGGAAGAAGCAGTAGTCCCAACAGGACGACTTTTCACGAACGAAGTCGCGCACAACGTGTGGCACATAGCGCCCGTGCCACCTGGTCATCTGGATCACCCATGCCCCTTCCCTGAGGAAATCCCCTGGCGGCTGATCCAGCTCTATTCATACCCAGGAGATTTAGTCCTGGACCCGTTCTGCGGGTCTGGACAGACGCTCAAGGTAGCGCGGAATCTCGGTCGGCATTACGTCGGTTACGACATCGTGGAAAAGTACGTCTGCTACGCGAGGGATCGCATCCAAGCGTCTCTCGCGGTACGACATCAGCAGTTGGTCGCGAGTTTCGACAAGATTGCTATCGATGCAGAGCGACTCGGCACCCGCAGGAAGTCGGCGGCCACTCGGTACAGTAAGACCAGAGGACGGGGTAATGGGCAATGAACAAAGCTGTTCAGTGGACTGAACATATAACTGAATGTCTTATCTGTGGCACCTGTTTCAGGAAGTTCGGTCCGGCACCGTGGGGGCCGAATTACGTTTATGCGGGGATTTGTCAGCTGTGCATTCATGACGACATTGGTGGAATCGATAAGTCCTCTAAATAAGATATGACATACATTTGCGCCTTGTCTATCATGATGGTGATGCCGTAAAGCGATTCGCGTGGGAAAGGAGGAAACGATGTGTGCGATGCGGGCTCAGCCCAGGTCTGCCCTATTCAAGGGCACGTTGAACTACGACGCTGAAGACGGTCACATCTCGATCCCCGTCTTTCTCTACAAGATGTCTTCCGACATCCGAGCTGGCGGTGTAGAGTTCCATCTTTACCACACCGACTGTTCAACCAGGGTAAGGTACAACTACTATTGCCCTGTTTGCGATATCACCGTTCCGAAGACAGAAGTTACGAAGATGGCGGAATACGGTGATGCTTTCGTGCTCGTTTCTCGGGAGGAGGTCAAGGAGGCTCTCGGCGGAGATAGTGCCGCTATCGAGATCATCCACCCCATCCCTCTCGACGATATCCCGAGGCTAATCGACTCAGGGGTTATCTCGCCGGTTGACCACTACCTCGTGAGGGGCTTCAAGACCGGGAGCAAGAAGCGCGAGGCATTGCCCTCCGTCGAACGACAGCTTCGGCTGCTATTCGACGCGCTCGACAAGAACAACCAGGGACTCTACGTTTCCGTGCCAGTTTCGGGCGGCATCAGGATGGGGATCTTGTTCCCAACTGGAAACCTCATCACCATCCGTTATCAGGAGGAAATCAGGGAGCCCATCCCCCTTATGTATGGCCCCGGCGAGGGATACGACAAGCGGGAGTTTGCCGCAATCTCGAAGTTCTTCAAGGCGAAGGAGCGTCCCATCATGGAGGCTCCGTCTGGTCAGGAACAGTACGAGAAGGTGGCAGCGTTGCTCGACACCAAGGAGAAGGTCATCACCGCGAGGCCCATCGAGGCCCCCGCAGAGGGATTGCCTGCCCCGCTCGTTGACATCAGGGGGTTCCTTGACTCGCTTACTCCGAAGACCAAGAAGGTGTCGGCCACCAAGGTCAAGCCCAAGACGGTCGGCTCTAAGAAGAGGAAGTGATAAGTGCGCAAAACAGATTTCTTCGGCATAAGCGGACCCGAAAGGACGAAGTTTGGCCCTATAGGTGTCAAACATATGGGCACGTTCGCCCTGTGGGAGGCTCCGACCGGCGGGTTGGAGGTGTCCATATATAGGGCTGATCGATGGACACCGATAAGTCGTCTCGATAAGGCAATCATAGCCGAACTTCCACAAGTTCGGTATGATTGGATGGGGGCAGAAGGTGGGGTCTGGTTCGGTTTCGAACCGGAAGAGGCGGTCATCGAGAAGATCCCCGTGGTGAAATACTACAACCTTGTAATCCTTAGGCCGATGTTCGTCGATAAGTTCGACGCAGTTAGGATTGCATCGGCAGCAGTTTTCGGAGAGGAGTGGCTAAATGGTGATGGTTAAGCAGCATCACATCATCAAGAAGAAGTTCTATCGGGATTTCACCGAGCGTGAAATCGACATGCTCGATGAGTTGCAGGATTACATGGCCAAGTGCTATGTATTCATTCCGCCGTTCGTCATCAAGAAGATGATCGAACGAGGCATCTTGCCGAATGACCTCGATGTCATAGATGAGGAGATGGAGTTTGTTAAGGAGAATATCGGAAGACTGAACGATGTGCCGGAATATCGGCACGTCGTCAACACGGTTTCCGAGGGGATTCCTTACGAGTTCTCCAATGAGGGTATTTCTAACCCTATCTCTCCTTATCGTCTCGTCTTCGCTAGTGAATATGATGGTTATACGTATTTCGTGAAGGTTTCGGTGCCTCCGGCCAGAAGGGGGGTGAGGATTATCGATGTGTGGCGGAAGAAGGGCGAAGTACCCATCTCTCCTCCTCGTGAGCAGCGCAACATCTTCGCTCAAGGAGTGAATTGGGACATCTCCCATGTCCTTGCAAGGTTGGTTGACTCGGCTAGGTTCGAGGTCGAGTGAATCTTTAAGAGGTTAATCGATGTCGGTATATAGGAGGCCAGCCATGCGGAAACTGCTCTTGGTCCTGTCTCTCATCCCACTCGCGATTGCGTCCCCTCCTCCGCCGGTGTTGTCGAGCATCGCTCCGATCGTGATTGTGTTCATGGAGAACAAGCATGCCTCCATGATCCTCGGCAATCCGTACACGCCCTATCTGAACAGCCTCGTCTCTCAGGGCCGGTACTTCACCAACTACAAGGAGGGTGACCCCACCGGCCCATCGCTCCCCGACTACCTGGAGATTGCAGCGGGCTCGCGGTGCGGCAAAGATAGCGATAAGGTCTCAGCCGGTGAGGCCGACATCGGCGCCGCCTGTCCGACGACGCTATGGAACCAGCTCCAGGACGCGGGCATCAGCTGGGCCGTCTACGAGGATGCGATGCCCCAGCCGTGTTACGCGAAGGCCAACTATCAAAACTTCGCGTTGGACACGCCGTACGCCTTGAAGCACAACCCGGCCACTCCCTTCCCGAGCATCTTCGGCGACCAGACTCTGTGCCGGGCGCACGTCCTGCCGTTTTCGAGCATCGATCCCGCCAACCTGCCTGCCGTGTCATTCATCGCCCCTGGTATCTGCAACGACCAGCACGGCACAAAGGCGGTATGGCCCGATGGCACGCCGAAGTTCGCGAACTGCTACCCGAAGACCCCAGAGCTGTACAAGCGCGGTGATGACTGGCTCGCGGCCAACCTGCCGCCCTTGCTCTCCGCTGGCGCCGAGGTAATCGTGACCTATGACGAGTCGGGGACGCTGTACGCGGTCGAGGTAGGGCCCAACGTTCCGGCCGGTTCGACCGACGCGACACCGTATACGCACTACTCGATCCTCGCCGCAATCGAGGACGCCTACGGTCTGCCGCGACTCGGTGACGCGGCGTCGGCCACGCCGATTCCGCTATGATGGCTGACCCGATTCGCCGCACGGTAATCCCAGTTAATCTGTTAGATGACTGGGTCGCCAGGAAAGTTAGCGAGAAAGGAGATAATTGATGGACCCTGATGCTCGTGCTCGTGAACTCTTAGTGCAAACTTTGGTGGGGATTTTGATATTCTTGCTGGTAATCGCGGCAATAATCGGTGCTGTTTTATGGCCCTTCAAGAAAACTCCTCGGGATAAGATTGGGCTCTCTTACGGAGGCGGTTTCTTTGAGGGAGCACATTTCCAGGGAGTAGTGCAGCCAGGTTCGTCAATCTTCTTCAACGGTTGGGGGGATAAGATTTACCTTTACCCAGTTACTCAACGTTCATACATCATAAGTCGCTCTGATGAGGGTGACATAAAGGGGGCAATCTCTGCTCCGTCTCGTGATCGAATCCAGGTTGACTTCGAGGTCGCAACCTACTTCAAGCTGAACCTTTCGCTCATCCGGCAGTTCCACGAGACCATCGGGCTCAAGTACCAGGCTTGGACGGATGGCGGGTGGGAGCGCATGCTGTCCGAGTCCTTCCGGCAGCAGATCGAGTTCGCGCTCCAGCGCGAGGCCCGCAAATACGATGTCGCCGACATCTACGCAGACAGCCAGACCTTGACAGAAATCCAGCACGAAGTCGGCATCTCTCTTAAGGAGAACATCAACGATGTCCTAGGAGATGACTACTTCTGCGGGGTTGAGTACAACATCGCTCGTCCGGATGAGTGCCCCGACTTCACGTTCGTCATCAAACATATCTCAATCCCGGCTTCCGTGAAGGAGGCGTTCGAGGCCAACCGGACCTCGCAGATTGCGGTGCAGACGAAGCTGAACGAGGTCGAGCAGGCCAAGCTCGAGGCCGAGGCCATCCGTGAGCGCCAGAAGGCCCTCACGGAGTGCGGTCAAACGTGTGTCCTCTACGAGGCAATCAAGTCCGGTAAGATTACGTTCTGGGTTATACCTAGCGACAAAGATCTTTCACTCACCCTGCCCGGTGGGCCGAGGTAACCGTCTAGGACGCAATATGATGAAAGGAGAAAAGTGATGGCTGACAAGGAAGAAACGAGAACCTACATCATCCAGCTCGATCACGATGTTATAAAGGTCGAAATTCCAAGCGATTGGAAGGTCACGTATTCAAGGATAATCCCAAGCGAGCGAACCTATAACGATAACCCGTTCTGTCTGAGGATTTATGAGACCAAGGAGAAGCAGCGGGCTGCGCTCGTGAATGTGAAGAACTTCTTCGACACATCGGTCAAGATACAATACCTCGACTACAACCAAGACAAGAAAGAAGTGGAGTGGATTGATATCGATGGGGAGAGGTTCTTGGCAGAGCGCATCATGAATGGTTTGCGCAAGTAAGTATGTACACCATAATCACCGGTTACTACATAGACGACAACAACGTTTTGCATGGAGGAGAAGCGACCGAAGGGTATGCGACCCTTCAGAATGCGATTGATGATGCCTCCTCTTTCGTCGAGCAAGTGGGAAACGGTGATGAGGTGTACGTCTACAAAGGATTCGTTGGTGGCAATCTGTACTTCCTAGGAACTGTGAAATGGAAAGGCGATAAGGCGAGGTATGTTCCGAAAGAAGAAGGAAATAGATAAAACGCCAGACGGCAGACGTATAATGGAAGTAGTTATAGATGAGTTCGACACGGTTTCAGATAACGGCGTAAGGAAGCGCTACGTCCGTATGAATTTCGATCGCAGTGATAGCCCTGAACATATCCACCTGAACCCAGATAATGTGTGTGTTTCTGGTACACTAGACAATAATGGAAAGATAAGGACACTGACAGTTTCATGGATAATCGAGGAATTCGGTAGTGACTGATTACGCAATCTTACTATCGATTGGCGTGGTGGTTATCTTGGCGTTCGTAGTCCTAAGGTCGCTGGGAATGCTGAAAAAATAGATAGGCGGAGATATGAAAAGGATTATAGAAGAACCTAAGTTCGACATGCAGAAAGACATTATAATGATGACCAAGGATGAGCGGCAGTTCAAAGAAGAACCCGTCACGCCTTCGTTTAAAGCGAACGTACTTATCCTTTCGTACAATCGCCCAAAGATGCTCCGGCAGGCTATCGAGTCTGTCCTGGAACAGCAATATGGTGACCTCGACATCTACATCGTAGATGACGGAAGTGACTTCGACGTTTGGGGGATTATAAAAGAGTTCGAAAATCCCAGATTGCTGCTCGCTCAGGCTCCGAAAATCCCGGTCGAGGAAAGGGTAAAGGTGAGCCGGCTCGGGAGGAACCTGAATTCAGTCATCGAGACACTCGATAACGATGATGTAGTTTTCTACCTCTGTGATGACGATATCATGGCTCCGAACTGGATATTGCGGGCCATGATTGGGTTCATAAACTATCCGGCTATCCATGTCGTGGCTGGAGAGTCTTGGTATTTCGATGATGGCCAGGATTGGAGAGCCGAGGCGAGGTACGGGCTATCTACCTATGAGGCGTCAGGCATCCCGATCGCGTATTGGTCCACCGGGAGTTTCGGTCATAGGGTGAAGTGTTGCAAGGAAGAAGGGGTATGGTGGAAGGACAACTACCATCTCCACTCGCAAGATGCTAATTTCATCCTAGATCTCTGGAATCTACATTCAGACTACCTCTATATCCCGAGCCCATCCGTTTACAGGAGGGAACATCCGAAGGCCCTTTCTGCTAAGCTGGGCAGGAAAGATGAAGAGGGAAGATATAAGCCAGGCTATATCCCCCCACCAGCGAAACGAGAGCACATCGAAGGGATGATGGAATGATGGAGATACACTCTTATCCAAAGGTCCACAACCTCGGCCATCCGGTACTGAAGAACCTCCTCGATGGGGTCGTCCATGTGAGTGAGAAGATTGACGGTAGTCAATTCTCTGCTGTGGTCGATGAAGAGGGCAATCTCTACATGCGGTCCAAGGGGACAACCCTATACGAAACGGAAACCAATCAGCTATTCATTCGTTCCATCGCAACCATGCGGAAACTCAACAAGAAGGGGCTACTTACTCCTGGTTACATCTACCGATGCGAGGCAATCTTCCGTGAACGGCACAACACCATCGAATACGGTAGGGTGCCAGTCGGTAACCTCGTGGTGTTCGACATCGAGCGGGCCCCGAATGACTTCTTGCGCCCAGATGAAGTTAAGTCAGAGTGTGAAAGGCTCGGACTGGAGATGGTCGATGCCATCACCATGCCAGGAGAGGAAGTAACTAAAGATTTCCTGGATTCCTTCTTGGAGAGGGAGAGCATGCTCGGCAAGTCTAAGGTCGAGGGTGTCGTCATAAAGAACTACGACATGTTCGACGAGAGGACCGGGAAGGTTCTTATGGGCAAACACGTGGCTGAATCTTTCAAGGAGGTTCACAGGAAGGAGTGGCGCAAGGGTAATCCGACCATAGGCGATGTTCTCGATCATCTGGTGGATGAGTTGCGTTCGCCTGCCAGGTGGCAGAAAGCGGTTATGCATCTCGATGAGCGCGGAGAACTAGAGTGGTCACCTCGTGACATCGGGAAGATCCTCAAAGAGGTATGGGAAGACATCGCAGAAGAGGAGTATGAATACATAGCAGGCAGGTTCATGAAGTTCATTCTGCCAGAGATCCAACGGAAATCCACCAGGGGTTTGCCAGAGTGGTACAAACAGAAACTCCTTGATTTACAGTTCAAGGGTGATGAAGATGGCTAAGCTTAGGGTCGATGTGCCGGAATCTATGATAGAGCAGATAGCTGGAGATCAGATTAAAGAACTCAAGAAAGAAGTTGGTCGTCTCGAAAGGAGGATAAAAAAACTAGAAGAGCTTGAGCAGAAAAAAGACGCCATCAATGATACTTTCAAGAAGATGGTCGAAACAGTTGAATATCTTAACGATGTTGTCGGTTATATTGCTGACAAGTTAGATGTCGATTATGTAGTACATAAGTATTATGACTATGATTAACAACGTCATCGTGATGTCGTATAATCGTCCTCGTATGGTGCGGGAGGCTATAAGGAGTGTTCTCGCTTCAAAGGCCGAGGTAGTGTGTTGGGTCTACGATGATGGGAGCGACTTCGACATACGGTCAGTCATAGAGGATATCGGAGACAATAGAGTAGTACTTGCCGTTGCTGATAAAGTCACTCCGGAAGAACGGGTACGCCCTGGAAGCACCAGATGGTCTACCAACATGAACTGGCTCCTCTCGAAGATACCTGACGGGCAGACCATCACGTACCTATGTGATGATGATATCCTTCACCCAGACTGGCTTGTTTATGTCGATGACATGTTGATGAAGAACCCCAACCTACATGTCGTAGTGGGCGATATGTACTACTTCTATGACGGTGAAGACCCGTTCGAGGATGGGAGATTGGGATTCCTGATAGAGTTAAAGGAAGAGGATATCGCTTCGACGACATGGTGGAACCTCGGTGCCTTCGCGCACAGATCTGAGTGTTTCAGGAAATGTGACGTGAAATGGAGGAAGGGCTACAAAGGCCACCCGCATTCCTGGGATGCAGGGTATATCACCGACATCTTGAGGTATCATGCCGGGTATGTGAAGATTCCTGTCCCGGCCATGTACCGGAGGGAACATCCTGATACCCTGTCCGCTAGAGCCGGTCGTATCGAGGGTGGGTATTACGTGAGGACAGCCGAATATCTTAGTCCAGATTATGTGCGAGGGATGATGGAGCGGTGAATGTTTACGACATGGTTGAGGAGATTACCACTACGCTCGGCAGAATCCCTGGTGTGAAGTCAATCTCCTTTAGTTGGGATACACCTAAAGACATCAGGTACGTGGTGGGCATCTATGGTGATAGCCCGGAAGACCATGAGAACCTAAGGTTCAGATGCGTCAAGGTAATCCAAGACGCACTGAGGCGATACAGGGATCGACTTAAAGAAGAAGATGTCATATTCGACTACCAGGTGATAACCTGGCACTACAACTTGGTGACCATCTAGTGGTGGATACGATAAAGGGGGTGATAGAAAGTAACGACCTTGCCGTGAAGGCCAGCCACTGAAGACCTTACGGAGGTGGGATTATTGTTGTTCTTCCGGATTTTGCTGGCTCTTTTTGTATCATTCAATATTGTCATATCTGATGGCAATTTCACTGAGGCGCATGCCTCTGGTTACGGTGTCTGCTCAAGCGACTTCTACGATGTGAAGCCACGCATGGGTCACGATGAGGTCGCAAGGCGGGTGAAAGCGCTCATCCGGTGCGTGACTGATCGCTGGTCGGTGCCAGGAGGCGCCTCGAAGGCGCTCGATGTGGCTGAATGCGAGTCAGGCTTCTGGCCGTGGGCCAAAGGCGGGGATAACCTCGGTGTTTTCCAGCATAAAGATAACTACTGGCGTGATAGGGTTCATTCTTTCCTGAAGAAGCGGTGGTTCACTGATCAGCAGTGGGAAAGGATCAACCGCGATGCCACTATATACCCAGGAGCCGCCTATCTTACCAGGGCGAACGTCATCATCGCAATCAGGATGGCTCACAACGGTGGATGGGAGCCATGGTCGTGCGCTTGAAGTAGATTCTTAATCCTCTCGTAGTCATACTCACTATGGTAAAGCCCAATACAATGGGCTCATAGTGAGGCAATACAATGCTTATGACTACTAAGACATCAGGAGTGATTGGCTAGATGCCCACTCCTGTCACCATCGACGGCTTCGAGCATCAGACACTCTCCACGAGCGGGGGCGGTATCTGGGGCAACGTCTCGAACGCTGCTGCCGTCACCATCGACACGGTGAACAAACGTACGGGCGCTGCTGCGCTCAAGGTCGCCGAGGACGGAGTGACGGCGACCAACATCCAAAAGACCATCAGCTCGCAGGCCCTCGTCGGCAGCCTCTACATCCGGCTCACAGCGAACCCGTCGGTCAACAGCGTCATCATGCTCTGTATAGGGCCGACGAGCAACCCCCAGTTCTGGGTGACCAGCACCGGCCTCATCCGGGCGGCTTTCGGTGGTACAGCTATCGTCGATGGCCCCAATATCGTGGACGGGGCCTGGCACCAGCTGGACTTCCGCATCCTGACCAACTCCACGACCTATACCATCGAGTGGTCGGTCGATGGAGTTACCCAGACCACTTCGAGCTTGTCCGGTCAGACCGCCACCACGATGACCGCGTTCCGGTTCGGATCGAGTTCCTTGAGCCACACCGCGACCTGCTGGTACGACGACTTCGTCCTCTCCTATACCTCGACGGATTACCCGATCGGCCCTCACAAGGTCCTCGCGCTTGTTCCGAACGCTGACGGTACCTCGAACGCCGGTTCGGTCATAACTTCGACCGGGACCTCGAACGTCTACTGGGAAGACGTGGACGAGTGGCCTGCCGATACCACGACCTACATCGCTCAGACGGGGAACGGCACCGGCAACTACGCTGAGGTGCAGTTCGAGGACACGACCGAGACGACCATCTGGGGCGTCCACGGGTACTTGGCCTATGTCTCTACTAGCACCTCGGCCAACAACGGCACGACCCGCATCGTAGACTCGGCCGGAAATACCCTGACCGACATCTACTCGGGAGGGATGAACGTCACGGCGCTCAACTACAAGAGCGCCATCATCACGGCTCCCTCCGGCGGATGGACGCAGACGAACTTGAACGGTGTGAAGGGTCGGGTCGGGTTCTCCTCCGACGCCAGCCCGAACCCGCGCTGGAGCGCATTGATGCTCCAGTACGCGGTGCCGGGACCAGCCACCCTAACAAAAACCCACTCGGTCGATGCCGACCTGAAGGCCATCGGGACGAAGACCCACTCGGTCGATGCCGACCTGAAGGCCATCGGGACGATGACCCACTCGGTCGATGCCGATCTGAAGGCCACCGAGACGACGACCCACTCGGTCGATGCCGACCTGAAGGCCATCGGGACGAAGACCCACTCGGTCGATGCCGACCTGAAGGCCACCGAGACGACGACCCACTCGGTCGATGCCGA